GATAGAGTTATCGAGTAATGTAAGTCGAGTTGTAGTTGATAATTTGGAATACCCAGACATAGATGTAGTGCAACGAGGAAACAAGTTATACGACAGAAGAAATAATAGATATACATTTGATGCTGATTTAATAGTTGATATGACAACCATTCTTGAGTGGGATTTACTTCCCGAACACGCACGGCAATATATAACTATTAAAGCAGGAAGGCAATTGCAGGAATCTATTATTGGATCTTCTGATCTTACAAAAATAAATTTAACAATGGAAGTAGAAGCCAGGAGTGCTTTTTTAGAGGAAGAAACTACAAAGACAGAGCATAGTATGTTGCGTGGACATCTTAATAGAACTAGCCCTATCAATACTTACATTCCTTCTCGTACACTTGAACGTTAACTATGCCACTAATAAGTAGCTCTATTCCTAATCTTATTAATGGAGTAAGCCAGCAACCAGCAGCATTACGCCTGGCATCACAAGCAGAAGAAGTTATTAACTGTATGTCAAGCCCTGTTGAAGGGTTAAAGAAGCGACCTCCTATGCAACATATTAAAAAATTGTTTGCAGGATCAGCTGGTACTGGTAGGCCATTTACACACATTGTAGATAGAGATGGCGTTGTTCAGTATATAATTATTATCCAGGATAATGCTATTAAGGTTTTTGATTTAGACGGCAACCCACAGACAGTAAGCACGCCGCATGGCACAGGTTATTTAAATATTACAGGAGAACCTAGCTCTACGTTTAGGGTTGCTTCTATTGCTGACTTTACATTTATAGTCAACAGGGAAAAAACAGTTTTAATGGACACTGTAAACAAGTCATATGTTTGGGGTACCAAATCAATGGTATTCATAAAATCTGCTGATTTTAATACAACATACAAAGTAAATTTGAACGGAACAGAGAAAACATTTACGACAGGAAACACATCAGGTACAGCACCTGACACTGTTACTATTGCAAACAATTTAGCAACACAATTAAATACTATCAGCGGATTTACAGTTACAAATACTGATTACATCATTAGGATTACTAAAGACGATGGCGGCGATTACACACTTGCAAGCAGTGACAACAGAACAGCTACTGCAACGTCAGCCATAAAAGGCACAGTAGATGGCTTATCTGACTTGCCAACGATTGCAGAGCATAACTTTTTAGTAAAAATACAAGGTTCAGCAGCGACTGATTTTGATGACTTCTACGTTAAATTTGAAACTACAGCAGGAAGTGGCTTTGGAACAGGTACCTGGAGAGAAACTGTTGAACCAAATATTAATCATTTACTTGATAATACAACTATGCCTCATACTCTTATAAGAGATGCTACAACTGGTAATTTTACATTTACAAAATTTGCTTATTCAGGCCGCATAGCAGGAGATGAAGTTACTGCTCCTGATCCTACATTTGTCGGTAGTAAAATAAAAAACATAAATTTATTTAGAAACAGACTTGTATTTCTTGCAGATGAAAATGTAATTTTATCGGCTGCAGATAATTTTGATAGGTTTTTTGTAGAGACAGTGCAGACGACACTAGACTCAGATCCTATTGATATAAGTAGCGGTGGTACGTCTGTAAACTTTTTAAACAGTAGCTTGGCGTTTGCAAATACCTTATTACTTTTTAGTTTGCATGGTCAATTTAGATTAGACACAGGCTCTACTGCTATAGGTACATCTCTTACTCCTAAAACAGCTACCATAACTGCTATTACAACTTTTGATATTGTTGACACTGTTGACCCGATAGGTGTTGGTAGAACTGTTTACTTTGGTATACCAAAAGGAAATTTTAATGGACTGCGAGAATATTTTTTGCCAGATGCCAGTGGGCCTATACCTATATCAGAAGAGGTAACTTCTTCTGTACCTAGATTTGTACCTGAGAATTTAGTAAGTTTAGCTGCATCTGTATCAGAAGAGGTTATTGTAGCTATTAGTAAAGATCAACCACGCAGAATATATTTATACAAATTCTTTTTTGACAATGACCAAAAATTACAATCATCTTGGTCGTATTGGGAAGTAGCTGCAAACAAAACTGTATTATCTGGAAACGTATTAGATAGTGATTTATATACAATCGTTGAATACGCTGATGGAGTTTATTTAGAAAAAACACAATTAAGACCTGAGACTGTAGATAGCGGTACAGAGTTTGAAGTATTACTTGATAGAAAAACTACAGAAGCAGCTTGCTCTACCTCTCTTATAAACTCAGGTGCATTAGGTGTACAAACAGTAATTACATTGCCATACCCTATGGCTAGTACAGGAACAATGGCTGTAGTAGGTAGGTTTGATGCAAACAATACTATTGCGCATGGACAAGTTATAAAAGCTACAGCAGAAACTCTTACAGGTGGAACTGGTGGGAATGGAACTATGACTGTTCCTGGAGATTTAAGTAGTGCAAAGTTTTTTGTAGGAGAAATATATAATATGACCTATGAATTTTCTACGCCTTATCTAAAAGAAACTCCTCCTGGAGGTGGACTTGCAGTTGCAGCAGGGCCAAGATTGCAATTACGAACTTGGACTATAGTTTTTGATGAAACTTCTAATTTCACTGTAAAAGTAACACCATCGCAAAGAGATGAACTATCATATCCTTTTAATGGCTATGTTATTGGTAGTGGTCAATTTCCAATAGGTTCGCCATCTTTAGCTACAGGTAAATTTAGAGTGCCTGTTATGGCGCAAAATACAGAATCTAAAATTATTTTATTTAGTGATTCTCCACTACCCTGTAGAGTACAATCAGCAGAATGGGAAGGATGGTACCAAACAAGAGCGAGAAGGTTGTAAAAGCATATCATCGACCAGCCAAAATAGATGATGTGTCTTTTGTTGCTGCAAACATGAGGCAGGAAGATAGAGATGAATGTTTTGCATTAAGCGGCACAAACGCAGTGCAGTCATTGTTTTCATCATATTTTATTAGCAATCCTTGTATGACTATAGTTAGCAGACATGGTCAGCCTATGGGTATGTGGGGTGTTAGCAGAATATGCAAAACATCAGGAAGAGTATGGATGCTAGGTTGTAAAAATATGTTGGATGATAGTAGAGACAAATATGAATTTTTACGGCAATCTAGGATAGAATTAAAAAAATTACACCAACAGTTTCCTGTTTTATTTAATTACATAGATGCACGAAACACAGTTCATCTAAGGTGGTTAAAGTTTATGGGATTTTCCATAATAAAAAAACATGAAAAATTTGGGTATGAAAATTTACCATTTTATGAATTTGCAAAAATTTAAGCATGTGTAATCCTCTCGCCATTGGTATAGTTACTGGCCTTATGTCAGTCGGTCAAGCTATAGCAGCTAATGCTGCACAAAATAGAGCGATAGAAGCAGCAAATTTAAGCGATCAATTTCAATATGAATTTAATGTACTTTCTGCGCAGAACCAAAGACAGAGAGAAGAAAATATGGAGACAATGAGAAATAATGAAATGATGCAAAATGAAGAATTAGCTAGATTAGCAGAAGCAAATAAATTAAATACTGTTAACTTGCAGTTAAGACAAATGCAAGAAAAAGTTGCCCAGGAGAAAAGAGAAGCAAGTTTAGAAGCTAAAAGACAACAAGGTGCAATATTAGCAACAGGAAGATTTGGAGCTAATGTTGCAAATTTATTAGCAGATGTCAACAGACAGTTAGGCCAGTATGATTACTACAGCGATAGAAATGTAGCGTTTGCCACTAGCGACAAACAGCAAGAAAAGGTTGGTTACATAACAGAACGTGCAAACAGAATTGCCAGCATATCGCCTTATCTTAAAAATATCATACTTGATCCTATGAAACCTGTGCCTAGACCTAAAGTAAGCCTAAGTCCATTTTCTATAGGTGCTGGCATTATGAGTGGTGTAAATGCTGGTGTTAACTACAACATTATGCAAAATCAGTAATGGCAATTTCTTTAGGCAAATCATCTGGCGATAGCAGCCGTAAGACATCAAAAAGGTTGCTAAGTCAATATGGAGTAGATTCAACCATCACTACTAAAAGTATTGTAGCTCCAAGAATTAAACCTTCTGCATCTATTGTAGATACTTATGGGCAAGTAGAAAGAATGAATGTTCCTAGCGTGCAGTTAGGAAAGTTTGCAGATATGAGTGTTGGTTTTGATAACTCAAGGGATTTACAGAATTTAGCTAACTCACTTGGTCAATTTAACTCACAACTACAACAACTAAGTGGTACGCTTGCAAAAAGAGAAAAACAGATTGATACAAAAGCAAAAGACTATAGCAAAAGCCTTGCACTACAAAACTTTGGCAGCAAAAAATCACCCGTAGAAATACTGCAGGAAACAAGACAAGATTTAGTTAAAATTATAGACAGTGATGATACAACCTTAGAAGAAAAGAAAGCAGCTATAACGAATTTAGATTATATAGATTCTAGAAATAACATAATAATACCTCATTTACAGTCGCAAAATAGAATAATAAATATACAAGCAAACGCTGCAACGCTATCTAGTAAAGCTGAAGGCGCAATGGTTATAAAAAATGGCATAGAAGTGCCGTTAAGTTCGTTAAGACCTGATGATCCTACATATTTAAAATGGAGACAAGATAATGTATATGGAGATGGTAGCGGTGGAATAATACCTTTAACGGAAAGAGAAGGGAAAGAAGTGTCACCTACTGTTTTATCTGCCTATGCAAACGATATAAACAGGCAAGAAAAAGCAGTTATAGCGTATAACAAAGATGTATATGAAAAGGAATCTTTAGTTCATGTTGACGCACTAGCAGGGATGCACATTGAAGGTAGCAACCCAGACGATGTAGTCAGGCAGTTAAACGCAATTTTAGACGACTCAAGATTTATGCAATTATATAGAACAAAAGAAGATAGAGATAAATTTATCCAAAGCATATTAACACAATGGAATCAAAAGTTATTAATGCACGGCTTGCAGAATAATAAATTTTTAGAGGCAGAAGAAGCGTTTAAACCCTGGGAACAGTTAATGACAGGTAAGAAAGAAGATAGGTTAGTATTCGATAAAGAAACTAATACAGAAGTTATTAATGAAAATTTAAGGTGGTATAAAGGTCAAGAGCCTGGATGGTTAATTAATACACAGACTGCATATACAAAAGCATTAGGAGAGTTTAAAAAGCTAAACAAAACTACCCAAGAACAAAAAGGAACAGTAAAAATAACCGAAAGGTTTACGGAAGAAATATTACCTTTGTATAAAAAAATTGATGAATTAGCAGGAACAGATGGTTTTGATAACCCAGAGGTAGGGTTGCAACTGCAAAAAGCAAATGAACAATATGAACAGCTAAAGTCTGAGATTATTGCAACAGTACCATTAGAGCATCAAGCAACAGTTCTAAAGTATGCAAACACTTTACAAAAAACTAATGACGCATTATTTTTTGGCGCAGAAAGAACACAACTTAAAAATGATTTAAGAAAAGAATATAGACAGGTATTTCAAAATCCTAGATTATCAATAGGTTTTAGGCAAAAAGTTACACGTTTAACTAATAGTGGAGCTATACCAGAAACATTTGGTATGGATCTTATAAACAAAACAAACAGCATTGCCGAAGGAATAGCTACACCTTCGCAAAATTTTGCTAACAATTTAATAACAAAAAAATTAGAAGAGTTTACTGGAGATAGTGGAATTTATAGGCTTTCCGCATCAGCTGGTGGAGATGAATATACTCTTGAAGAATTAGGTAAAGTTAATAATGCAGAATTAAAATTAATTGAAGAGACAGATAAAATTATACAAAATGGTTTAAAAGAAAACAAAACTGACGGACAAATACAAGAAGATTTATTGGAATATTTTAAAGAAATAACTAATGATGATTTAGGACTTGTTTTACCAGGCGAAGTTGATCTATCAGTAGGCACATCTTTTCGTTCAGTAGATGATTTTAAGAACCAGTATTTTGGCAGAAATTATAAAAGTGGTATTAATAATCAGGAAGCAGAAAGATTAAAAGCAATGTATAACAGCCCACAGCCTATGTTTAGTTTAGAGGTGTTAACAGATTTATATGACGATTACAATAGAACGAATAAAGTAGACCCTGATATTAAAAAGTTAATAAATAAATTAGGCCAAAAAACTGGCATTAATGCAGAAACTTTTTTTAAAAGTGAATTTGCAAAACATGGACTTATAGAGATAGAAGTAAAAGATAGTAAAAAGCTCAATGAGGATTACTCAATGTCTGAAACAAAACCAAAACAACTATCTACACTAGAAAAACTTATGTTTGGTATAGCTTTTGTACCTACATCTTTATTTTTTAGTAGTGCAGCTAATGCAGGAGAACTTAGAAGCGCAGATCCTTATAATTATCAACCAGCAGAAGGAACGCAGACAATATCAGATATGTTAAAGATAAGTTTAACTTCTGATTTTACAGAAGATGAAGCAGTAATTATGGCAGCTATAGGAATGGCAGAATCTAGCGGTAGACCTCTTGCGCACAACACAGAAGGAGATGATAACAGTTATGGATTATTCCAAATAAATATGTTGGATCGACCTGG